AAAGTTTAAGATAAGATAACTATTATCTTACCTCCAAACAAGGTTTGGCAAAAAAATACCTAATGGCTATTCATCAGGATTAGTTATGTGCATATAGCACCCTACTTCTAGTATTATCAGGCATTAATTTAGCAATGTTAGGTTGTTAACCTTTAGGTATTACTACCTCCCAATTCTGACTACCACTACAGTAGAAACCCATACAAAAAGCATGGGAAGATCTTTGGCTATAATAAAACATAAAACAATATACAATTAATAAAGGATTATTGTATGTTGAGTTATATATGATTAGTGTGATTATCAATCACTTACACATAAAAAAGAAGATAAAAGGTTAAAAAAGTTTCTAACCTTTTACCGTCAACCAAAGAGGGTTACCCCTCTGTGCCTTTTGGTGCTAGAGCTTTGAGTTTGAGTACCCCCACTGCTGGGTCTTTGGTATCATATTCAAATTCTCTAACATCATAGTCTTCCTTAATGTCAAGTTGGATAATAGCATCCAATGTCCAAGGCTTGTAAGATGTAAAGTAATAGGTTCTTTGAGTCTTCAAACCTAATACTTCATCAGTCCAATAACCACGAAGCTTAACATTAAACTTGGCATTACCTTGGAAATCCTTTCCTTCAGTAACTTTGATAACTGTGTAATCTGCTTTCATATGTGTAAACCGGTTAGGCGGTAGCATTAGGAAGGTGGGGGACTTTTGATGGGGCTATCCATCCCCCATACAATTTTTTTAAAAAAAATAATTTTAAAAAATTATAAACAGAAAGCTTATAAAAAGAAAAACCCTAGCTTAACTAGGGTATCTTGCTTTGTATGCTACAAAGTCAATCTCAGTATCTTAGATAGTATAAAGGAATACTTAAATTTATAATTAAGTTATTTAATTAATTATACGAGAAATAAATAACTTTATATTAACTTTTTAAAATTATCTTTGTAAAAACTTTATAAAGCATTATGTTTAAATATATTATAATTTTCTTTACAGCATTAATTTTAGAAATAGGATCTACATTTTATATTAGTAATGTAGCTGATAAAAATCTTTTAGGTATGATAACATTTGCATTTATTGGACCTTTCTTAAGTTTACCTTTTGTAGGGTATATTATAGAAACCAAAACATGGAAAGATAGAATAAAAATAAGTATAACCCAAGCTATTGGTTATGCAATAGGTTGTATTATAAGTTATTGCTTCTTCTAAAAAAATTATCTTCCTTGTCCAGCATAAGGTTTCTTATACCTCTTACTTCCCTTAGCCAAGCTATCTTTCTTAGTATGTCTACCAAGAGAGGTCTTAGGCTTCTTCTTGAAGAGGTTCTCTGTTACTTTGTTCTTTGCCATAATTATCTAATAATTGCTTTATTCTTTGCATTGTTTGTTGAGTACCTTCTTCTCCCTTAATACTATCTAAGAAATCTTTATTTTTCTTAAGGAAAAGGTTATACTCTTTCTTCTCTAATTTTTCTAATTTTCTTCTGTATTGCCTATTCATAATATTTTATTCTTATATTTGCAAGTAATAATACGAATAAAAATGAAAACTATAAAATTAAAACTGCTAGTATTTGAAGATTCTCTTAAAGATTCTAAAGGAAAGACTATAACACATGATATAGCAGACATGCTAAGAGAGGCTGGAGAGGAAGTAGTAGAGGGAGAAAACTTAGCTTATAAAGATATTGTATTTGCCTTTAATACTCTACCTCCTTTTATCCTTATTGGTAACCAAACATCCCCTTTAACTGAGCATAACTTTACTATTATGCAAGGCTTAACTGAGGATATTATGTTTAACTTCTTAGAAACTCCTGAGGAGATTATGAAAATGATTAATGATGTTGAAGAAAAGCACCTTAATGATGAATTTGCTGCCTTACAACTTAAAATACCTTTCAATAATGGAGAAACAAAGACTGATAGCAGTGAAGGGTGATCCTTATCACAACTATATGAAGGTTATGGCTCTAAACTTTAACCTTACTGAGACAGAAATTAAGGTAGCTGCTGAGTTACTTAGGGAGTATGAGACATTTCTAACTCAAAGTACACCTGAGATAGCTTGGGAGTTGTTAAACTCCCCTAAAACTAACAAGAAAATTAAGGATAAACTCTCTCTTAAGGATGCTTCTTACAACAACATTAAAGCATCTTTGAAAAAGAAAGGTCTCTTGACCACTTCAGGCTTTAGAAATGGCATATATCTAGCAGATATTAAGTTTATTTTTAGTGAAACTTAGTCTTATTATCAAAGAAGTAGCTGATAATCTTGGACTTCCGTACAAGGATGTTAATACTGTCATTAAATTTGCCTTTCTCTCTGTTGCTAAACAAATGAAGGAGAAGAGTCCTAAGATAACAGTAAGGTATCTTGGTACTTTTATTAGAAAACTTAGTAAAAGTGAGAGATATAAGAATTACTTAAAGAAAAAAGATGAGAATAATAGAGATAAATAATGCTACTGTGACTTTACATGAGGCTTGCCTCTTAGTTCCGGAGTTTAAGGTAGTCTATCAGAAGTATAAACAAGACAATGGTATTCAAGCCTTTAAGTATATCTACTTATTTGCTGATTATAACTCTCCTTATAGAGCTTATGATGAGGAACAAAAGATTGCAGCACTAGAGAAGGATCTAGAGATAGCCTTAACACCGGAACTTAAGAATGCTATTGAGAAGTATAGAGAACTTAACTATACCTTTAACATGAGGTACCTACAAGATGCTCTTCATGCTGCCAATCAGACTAGAGCATACTTTAGAAATGTAGATTATGCACTCTTAGACTCTAGAGGTAACCCTGTTTACAAGGTTAAAGAGGTAACAGATGCTTTAAAAAACACCCTTCAGGTAATTACTACCTTAGAAGGCTTAAAAGAGAAGGTAGAATCTGAGAATGTAGCACAAAATAAGGTAAGAGCAGGAGCAAAGATTAACAAATGGGAACAATAAGAAATGCTAATGGTATATGGATTAATACTGAGCCTTTTAGAGAGGCTGGTAATAACTTTATTACTAAAGGTAGATATACTGATGCTCTTCCTGGAACCCTAGAGTTTGATAGATTTTGGGATCAAGAGTTTACTAGGTGTATGGAAGGCTATGAAGTCTCAGGAGCTAAGATTACTGGTAAGCATTATTTTTATTTGAACTATTGTCTCATCAATAAAGTAAATCTAACTGATGATAACAGAGGTAAAAGAAAGGTATCTAAGGGATTCCTACTTCCTGACTTTTGGGATGGTGATTTTGAGTACTTCTGGTTTCTAGAGATTGCAGAAAATGGTATAGATCCACTCCTTATTCCAACTTTACACCTGAATAACAAGGTGTTATGGACAGAAGGGGGTAAAAGTATGATAGTAGGTAAAGCAAGAAGGAGAGGATTCTCTTATAAGAATGCTGCTACCATTGCTTGGGAATATACCTTCATTAAAAAGAGCTTAACACTTGTAGCTGCTTATGATAAGAAGTATCTATTCTCAGAAATTGGTATCTTTACTAAGGTTATGGATATGCTTAACCACTTGAATACCAATTGCCCAGCTTTTAAAAGAAGTAGGCTAGTTAATAAGATTGCTGATGGTAGAATTAAGAGTGGTTATATAGAATATACTGATGATGGTACTGAGCTCTCTAAAGGACACCAAAGTGCTATTACTTGTGTATCCTTTATGAATAACCCTGATGCTGCAAGGGGAGCTGATGCTAGTAAAATTATTGTAGAAGAAGCAGGTACCTTCATTAATTGGAATGAGAGTTACTATGCTATGGAACCTTCTATTAAAGCTGGTGATTACTATACAGGTATGATGATTGTCTTTGGTACTGGTGGTGATATGGAAGCAGGTACTATTGATTTTGCTGAAATGTACTATAACCCAGACAATTACAACATGATGCCTTTTGAAAATGTATGGGATGATGATGGATTAAAGGAAAAGTCTGCAGGTTTCTTCTTTCCTATGTTTCAAAACTATGAGGGGGCTTATGATAAGAGTGGTAACTCAGATATACCTAAGGCTAAGGAACTCTTATCTAAACTTAGGGAAAATAAGAAAGCTAAAGCAAAATCTCCTGATGAGTATTTAAGACATACTACTGAGTATGCTTGGTCACCAGCAGAAGCTTTCCAAATTATCTCTAATAATGTATTTCCTACAGAAGACCTGCGTAGACAACTAGGACTATGTCAGACTAAGGATGAATATAAAGGTATTTGTGGAATGATGGCTTATGATGAGAGAGGTAATGCAGAGTTTGTACCAGATCTTTCTTTAAGACCTTTAGAATATAGAGATAAAACCTTAGATAAGAAAGGTTGTATACAGATTTGGGAAAAACCAACTCCAGGTACATCGTACAACTTATATACTGGAGGTTTAGATCCATATGCTACAGATGAAGCTAACTATAGTGAGTCTCTTGGTTCATTGTTTATCTTTAAAAGATATGCTATTGGGGAAGAAACCCATGATCTTCCAGTTGCAGAATATACAGGCAGGCCACAGAACTTCAAAGAATTTTATGACCAATGTATTCTCCTAATTGAGTATTATAACGCAAGCTGTTTATATGAAAATAACATCAACAATTTCAAAACTCATTGTGAGAACAAACATAAACTTCATTTACTTTCAAGAACCCCAAGTATCGTCAAATCTGCATCCAATCAACATACCAATACCTATGGTATTAGGGTTGTGGGTAACTCGTACTCCTCTGTCAAGAATGAACTTATCACTTACGTAAACAACTGGTTAAGAGAGGAGTATGAAGATGGTAAGAGTAATGTTTATAAGATAAAGTCCATAGGACTACTACAGGAACTTATAACTTATAATAGTAGAGGTAACTTTGATAGATTTATCTCATTCTCTCTAGCACTTATTAGAAGTATAGAGTTAACTAGAATACAACCTGCTTTTAAAGACTCGTATAAGAGGAATGGCAGAGATTTCTTTTCTTCCAAATTATTTAGTAACTAATGATTCCACCTCTTCCAGAACAACGAGTTCCACAGAAAACTAAGGAGACCTTAGATTGGCAAAAGAAATGTATTATTGCCCTTGTAGGTAGAGCATATTCTAACCTCTCAGGAAGCAGATCTTCTAGAGAAGCTAAACAAATTAATTATGACCTTTTTAACTCAATTGTCAACATTGAAGACTTTAGCTATGTCACTAAGCCTTATGGTGTTGATATACATGACAGTATTGGTAATCTTCCTGCTAACTTTCAGGACTATAATATTGTCCGTTCCTCAGTTTTGCAATTGGTTGGAGAAGAACTTAAGAGACCATTTTCTTATAAAGTAGTATCTACTGCAGGAGAAGGATTTAATCAATATCTTCAAGAAAAAAAAGAATCTCTTGAACAAGCATATCTTGGATTATTAAATCAACATTTAGGTGAAAAAAATGAGTATCCTAATCCACAAGAAATTGAAGATAGATTTACTAATTCTTATACTAGTTCTACAGAAATTACTGCTAATAAACTACTTAACCATCTTGAGAAATCTCTTAAACTGAAAAATCACTTTATTAGAGGTTTTCAAAATGCACTTACTTGTGCAGAAGAGGTATATTATGCAGGTATCTTTAACAATGAACCTATCTTAATTCCTTGGAACCCAATACATTTTGAGTGTGATAAAAACCAGGACTCACTTTTTATTGAGGATTGTGATTGGGCAGTAGGTAGAATGTGGTTAGATAGAGGACAAATACTAGATTGGTTTGGAGACAGACTAACAGATAAAGATAAAGAAAACTTAAGAAGCGCAGAGATATTTAATGCAACAGCATCCTATGGACAATCCCCAGAAGTCATTACAACAACATACCCACATTACAACTACACCGGTACCAAAATTCTCATGCAGCTTACCACATGGAAAAGTGAGAAGAAGATTGGGACTGCAACTTATCTTGACCAAAATGGTCAGGAACAAAAGAAAGTTGTTGATGAAAGTTTCAAGATTCCTGAAAAACTTAAAGGGGAAATCAAAGTTGAATGGAACTGGATACCTAGAACATGGATTGGAGTACAAATTGGACCAACAATCTTCTTTGCATATGAGAGTCCCTATCAATTCAACACAGTGGATAACCCATACAAGTGTAAACTTCCATTTATTGGTAGAATCTTCAACAACATCAACAGCAAGCCGACCTCACTTGTTGATCTCATTAAACCCTATCAGTACCTCTACAACATCATCTGGTACAGACTAGAGTTAGAGTTTGCTAAGGCAAAGGGTAAAAAGTTTGTAATGGATATTGCTCAAATACCAAAATCTAAAGGATGGACAGTAGAGCAATGGATGTATTACTTTGATACTCTAGGTATTGCATTTGTAAACTCAGCAGAAGAAGGTAGAGAAGGAGATCCAAGTTCTATATCTAAATTTAACCAGTTTACTGGGATAGATATGACACTTAGTAACTCTATTCAAGGTTACTTCTCAATGCTTTCTAAACTTGAAGACTCAGTAGAAAATATTACTGGTATCTCAAGACAAAGAAAAGGACAAATTAATAGCTCTGAGACTGTAGGAGGTGTAGAACGCTCTGTAATACAAAGTAATGCTTTAACTGAGATATACTTCCATGAACACTCAATGGTTAAGGAGAAGGTCTTAGAACACCTTTTAGAGATAGCTAAGATTGCTTACTCAACTAATGAGCAAGGTAAGTTAGTATTTGATGAGTTTACTAGAACAGTATTAAATACTAAATCCCTTCTTAATACAGACTTTGGTCTTTATGTATCTGATAGTATTAAAGATAATGCTATTCTAGAACAACTTAAAAATATTGCTAAAGAAGGCATTTCTTCTGGATCTTTACAATTCTCTAACTTAATTACTCTTCTTAAAACTAACTCTATTTCTGAAGTTGAAAACTCTATTAGATCTTCTGAGGAAAGGAAACAAAAAATGCAAGAGCAACAAAATGCTATTCAACAACAACAAATTGAAAGTAATGAAAGACTTTCTAGAGAAAAAATGGATAGAGAAGATGCTCAAAAACAACTTGATAGAGAAGCAAGACTTAGAGAAGCTGAGATTAGAGCTCTTGGAACTGTAGGTATGAGTAATCCAGATATTAATCAGAATATGATTCCAGATGTTATGGAGCAAACTAAAGTTGCTTTACAACAATCTAAACAACAATTTGAACAGGTAGAAAGATCTCAAAAACTTGAGATTGAGAAGACTAAAATGCAAGTTCAACAAGAAATGCAATCTAGAGAAAATGCTCAACAAGATAGAGTTCATGCTGATAATATGAGGTTGGAACAACAAAAATTAGCACTTAAGAAAGAAGAGTTAAATGTAAAGAAAAAAGCTCTTAAGTATAAACCTAAAAGCAAATAGCGTATAAAATAAAGAATAAAAATATTATGGCAAAATCAATTAATACCTCTAAAGAAGAAACTTCAGTTATAACACAAGTAGAAGAAACTACTCCTGGTCCTGTAGTAGAAGAAGTAATTACACCTGTTGTTAAACCTACCTCTTTTAATAAAGAAGAAATTGTAGCTAAAATTGGAGAACTTGCAGATATTTTTAGAACTATGTATGGAGAACAATTAAATCCTGTATTTGCAGAAATTAATAAATCTCTCTCTAATGCACAATATAAAATAATGCAAAATCTTTAAGTAATATGAAAGGTAAAATAAAAAAATATGAAGCAGGAATTACTGCTGCACCTCTTACTTTTAAAGATAAAGCAGGTGCTTTTATGGATAAAAATACAGAAACTATTTCTCAAGTTGCAGGAACTTTAAAGCCTTTACTTATGAAAAAAACAGATCCTAATGCTAGACCTTATAAAAATGGTAGCAAACTTATTAAGTATGATGAAGGTAATAAAAAAACTAAAGCTGCAAAAGTTGTAAAACCTAAAAAAGATAATCAAGTTTTCTCAGATACTGGGTTTACACAAACCATTAATATGGATGATTTAGCACTAGCTGCTCTTGATTCACAAGCTAAACAGGGTTCTGAAAAACCTAATACTGCAACTAATAACGATAATAAAACTTCCTCTTCTTCTTCCTCTTCCTCTTCAAAAAATAAAAGAGGTTTAACTGCAACACAACAAGCTTCTACCTCAGCAGCAGTTGGGGGACTTGGTGCAGGTCTTAGACAATATGGTAAATCTGGTAGTGGTAAAGCAAGATCTGTAGCAAAAGCTGCAGGTAGAACCATTCAATTTTTATCTCCATTAGTTTCTGCTGTAGAAAGTACTAGAAAAAATGTAGATACTAAAACTGGAGATATAAATTATACTGGAGCATTAGGGCAATTTGCCCTTGACCAAGCTGCTGGTAAAACAGGTGGAGCTTCAGTTAGAATTCCATATAAAACAGCATCAAGAACTATGAAACAAGTTGATGATGTAATGGAAGATCTTAATAAAAGAAAAGAAACTCTCTCAGAATATAAAGTAAATAGTAAAACATATTACAGTGGTAAAAAAGAAGCAAAAAAAGCTGATGCTGCTACTGATGTTGCAAATCAAGAAAAATATAAAGCAGATGTTGCTAAATATGAAGCAAAATTAGCTACAAGAAAGAAAAATAAAACTCGTGGCCAAGCTCCTAAAGGTCCTGTAAAACCAGAATCTAGTAAATTAAATCAAGTAGAATTTGCTAAAAAAGAAAAACCTTCTTTACAGTATGGAGAAAGAGTAGAAGTTAAATCTGTTTCTCAACTTGCTAAAGAGGCAGCAAAAGAAGAAATTAAAAATCCAGAAATACTTAAAAAACTTAAAAAGTATAGTGATTTTATTAATGAAAATGATGAGTTTGCTAAAAA